CCTTTCGCTGGCGTGGCCTTCTTGCCGCTGGGCTTAGCTGCCGCGCCTTGCGCGGGCTTCGCGGTGCCTGCCATCCCGTGCTCCTTAACGGCCAGCTAGCTGCAAGCCATTGTTCGAGTTCCTTCTCTGGAATTGCAATGTGGCCTTCTGGATCACGGGCATGAGCGCGGTGGCGAGTTCCTGCTGATTGCCAATGAGCCCGTTGACGGTCAGGTTGAATACCACTGACGCGTTGCCAGCGCCACCTGCCCCGCCCGCTATGGACCCGTGAGCGCCTGCTGTCATCGCTGACGCCAGCCGTCCCGCCGCCGCCCCGACGAGGCCGTGGCTGGAATCCATGCCGTTGACGAGGCCCTGCGCGAACATCTGCCCCTCGTAATGCGCTTTCTTGCTCGGCGACAGTGACCCGAGCGCACTTTTGACCGCATTGATCGCCGACTTCGCGATCGACTCAGCCGCCGAGGTGACCGCACCGGCCATTGACTCAATCCCGTGAATGAACCCGAGGATCAGATTCCGGCCCAGGTCGGCCATGGTGCCGACGAACCCGGACAGCAGGGCACTGATAACGGAGATGACGCCATGGATGGCATCGGAAGCGAGTTTCTTCAGGTCGGCCCAGGCTTTCGACCAGTGCCCGGTGATGATGTCGAGGGTCAGTGCGATCGTGTCCCGGACCATGTTCATCGCGAACCGGACGTAGGCCGCGATCACGTTCCAGACAGTCTTAACGATGTCGCGGACCAGGCCCCATGCGACCTGCCAGATGTCCACGATGACGGCGAGGCCGATTTTGATGTCCATGACCATGACGGTCATCGCGATCCTGACGATCCCGCTGATCAGCGCCCACGCGACCTTGGCGACTTCCTCGATCTCTTTATGGTTCTGCTGCCACCATTTCGTGAACGCCGCGATCTGCTGCTTGATGAACACGAGCGGGCCGTTCACGAACCAGGTGATGACCGCCCCGGCTGCGCGCATCGCCATAGCCCATGCGGCCTTGAAGAAATTGGCTAGGTCGGCAACCGCGTCCCGTACGGCCTTGCAGTGCTTGTAAAGCTCGTACAGGCCGACGGCGAGGGCAATGACGGCGATCAGAACCCACATCCACGGCTCGGCGTCGGTGATGACACCAAGCATCGCCTCAACGCCTTCAAGCATCTTGAACGCGCCGACGAGGACAAGGACAGCCCCGGCCGCAGCGGCGATGACCGGGTATTTCTGCAGCATCGTGAAAAACTTCGCCAGCGCGCCGACAATTTTCGTGACGGCAGGCAGCAGGACTTCGCCGAACCTGATGGCCAGAGCGTCAAGAGATGATTTCAGATCTGCCCATTGCTGGCCGACCGTTTTTTGCGTGTTCGCCCACGCCGCACCGAACTCATTAGCACCAGCGGCGAGTTTCGGGAGTTTGCCCTGCACCCGGCTTAGCTGATCAACCAGGACACCGATGCCGGCGCCGGCGCGTTTCCCGAAAATGTCGGTGATCTCGCGGCCCCAGTCAGACATGGGGATTTTCGCGGCCTTCAGGTGGTCAACGAACTCGGCGAGCGCAGCGGTCAGGCCATGGTGTTCCATCGTGTCGCCGAGCTGGGTCATGGACAGATTGAGGCCCGCCAGTTCCGGGGCACCTGTTTTGATCGGCGCAAGCATGGCCTGCCACGACATCCGCAGGTCAGTCGCCGCTTTAGCGCCGCGAATATTATTGTCACCAAATGTGTCGAGAGCCGCGCCGACCTGGTCAAGTGACTGGCCATAAAGTTTGGCGGAAGCCATAATACCGGTGCCCATTGCGGTGACCAGATCCTGCATGGTCATGTCACCCTGGCCGACAATGGCGTTCAGTGCACCCATCGCCTGGCTGTAGTTCTGCGTGCCCTTGACCCCGGAAACAACCGCTGCGTCAAGCGCGTTCTGCGTGTCGACCAGGTCTGACCCGCCGACCCGTGCGCCTTCCGCGCCGGTCTTCAGGATCTCCATCGCTTTCGCGCCAGTAATACCGACCGACTCGAAGGATGATTCGACGTGGTAGAGGGCTTGCGCGAGCGATGTGGGGCTTTCCCCAACCTGCCCGGAGAGTTGCAGGACGGCGTTGCCGAGTCCCTTGATCTTGGACTGGGACACCCCGGCCTGGGTGTTCAGCATCGTCATCTGGGTCTGGAACTTCGCGGCCTTGTCCACCGAGTAGGCGATGGCGGCACCGACGGCGAGGAACGCCATCTTCGACCCGGACCCCATCGTGGCCGTTTTAGCGCCGGCACCTTCGGCTGCGGTCCCGGCTTCCCCGCTTGCGACCGCCATCCGGTCAGCGGCCACGGCAGCCTCGTCAAGGCCAGCGACAGCGGCGTCCGCAGCTTCGGCGAGCCGGTCGATCGCCACGGCGGCGTCATCCGCTGCTACGGCAGTGGCGTCGTTGGCCTCAATGACCCGTTCCTGGGCTTCCGCGGCTTCGGTGGCGGCGGCGGCGGCGCGTTCCTCCGCCTCGGCTAGCCGTGTCGCAGCTTCTGCTGCTGCGTCATCGCTGGCCGCTGCCGCTCCGCCGCCAGCCCCGGTTTCGTCGAGGCGGGCTGAGGCTTCCGCCGCGGCGTCGATGGAGGCGGCAAGGTCGTCCGTCGCCGTGATCATCTCTTCGACGCCGGACAGGTAGGCACTTGCGTTAACGGCAAATTCCTGGACGACGGGCGTGAAGCCACCAGGCACGGGGTTTCACCCCCGCACGCCTAGAGGTCCAGTACCGCCTCGAACCCGGAGATGGCCGCCTTCTGCCCGAGCCCCGACTCGATCAGCCGCTCAACGCTGATCTTCATCCACGGCCTCGGGGGGATTGTCACCTGCGGCCCGAAGAACCCTGCGGTCGGATTCCCGAGCTGCGGGAAGTTCTTCGCGCGGATCACCGCCCCGAACTCCTGCACGGCGGCGTAGATGATGACCGACCCGAGCGCCTGCGACCACGTAGCAGGCCCCGTGGGCGCGGCCGGGGTGCGTGCCACCGACCGCCGCAGCGCCCCGGAGATGAGCCCTGGCGGCCCTCCTGGCGGGTTGGGTGTCGGCGTCCCCAGCGCGTGCGCCCCCGTGGACAGGGTCAGCTTGGTCATCGTTTCCCCCGCACGGGAGAGGGCTTGCACGCTTGCCCGTGGCGCGTCGGATTCCACCTTGGCAGCGACGGCCCGCAGGCGGTCAGCGACTTCCTGGGCGGCGTTCACCGGGAACCTCCCGGGTGCGGCATGATCAGGGGATGAGCGAATCTCTTGGCTGGCTGGTCCAGTTGACGTGCTGCGGCCGGGACAATGGCACCTACGGCACGCGCACTTGGCAGGAGGCCGACGACTTTCGGGAGATTTACCTGTCGGCCCCTGGCCATGACCGGTCAGCGATCATCGTGACGGGCTCTGATGACCTAACCAGCGGGATGGTCTGGGCGTGACGCCAGCGGCACGGAGCGCGGCGGAAGCCGTTGAGCGGATTGCCCGTGAGCGAGGCTGGGGCATTGGCGAATACGCAGCGCGGCTCATGGCCGAAGCGGCGTGCTCGTTCTACGACGACGTGGTGACAGGCAGGCGGATCGCTCACCGGCCGCAGTGGGAGCATCCGGGGTACCGCGACCACCTGCGGCAGCACATGCGGCGCGACCTGCTGGATCTGATCACCCGCCAGGGCTACGTGCCCATCGCACTACCGCACGAGGAAGTCAGGTTCGTGACGGGCGGCATCCTTGACCCTGGGAACCAGCACGAGGTGCCCGAGTCGGCCGACTGGCAGACAGTCGTCGTGACCCTGGAATGCCCCGTGCGCAGGCCACCGGTTGATCGCGCCGACGCAGTGAAGGCCGGCCTGCTCAACGGTCCCGCACCGCACGATCAGTGAGTCCGGCTAACGGCTGCGCCTCCGCACGTGATCCGCCTCGCACTTGCGCCGGATACCGGAGATGTCCATGCAGTACCGCTGCACGTACGGCGGTGTTTCTTGCAGCGCCTTCCACGACCAGCCCATTTCCTTCATCAATTCGTAGTGAACCCACTCTTGCGGCGGCGGGACGTTCCCCGACCATGTCCCGTCGTAGATGGACTCACACGGGCCTAGGACGGTGTCCCAGTACCCTCCTGGCTCGCCGGGGTCCGCGGAGGGTTTATGCCGGCCGCCATTTCTTCCATCAGCCGGGTCAGGATCACCGACGGCAGCTTGGCCACGGTAGCGGCGGTGACGGGTGCCTGCGGCAGGAGTACGGGCACCGACACGTCTTCCCCGGCGGCGTTGAGTTCGGGCATCACGCTGGCGTCGTACACATGCCAGCCGACGATGAGGCGGGCGAGGGTGGCGTACCCGGAGCGGGTGGCGGCGTCCGTGTCAGTGGGGGTGCCGTCCGGGCCGAGGGTGATCTCCTCGGCGTCCTTGCCGCGCATCTCGTCCAGCGGGACAAGGCGGGGGTTGCGCATCGTGACCCAGATCTTGTCTTCCGGGTCGTCGCTGAGGTCGTCGAAGGTCAGGGTGATGACCCGGTTGGCATATGGAATGGCGTACCCCCTACTGGTGTGACGGTGTGGTAACGCTCTGTCAGTACGCAGTGGCGACGCTGTTGATCAAGGAAACGGACGCCACGCCACCATCGGTGGTGTTGTTGATCCCTGAGATGCCGTAGTCCGCCTGGACGTATGGCTGCCCCAGGTCACGCTTGGCGCTCGTGTACCCCGACTGGCTCATCGTGATCGCCATCACCGCCCCCCCCGACGTGACCGGCTGGGACAGGGTGTGAACGGTCGGGAGCTGGTTGGCCTGGATGTACAGGTTCACGTCCGCCGAGTTCTCGAAGATCGCCTTGTACGTGCCGTCCACTTCCAGCGGCCCGGGGAACACCTCCCGCGGCGCCTGCAATCCCGTGGACGAGAAGATGGGCTCCGTGGCGCGTTTGAGGGTGATGTCGAAGCTGATGCCCCGCGTGGACGCCGCCCCCCCGTTGGTGACGGTCCAGCTCCAGCCGACGACCGGCTGAGCGGCGCTCGCCGCGTACGCGAACGTGGCCTCCGCGACGCTCGGGAACCCCATGAACTTCGGGGACATGGTCACGAAGCCCTTGGTGTCAATCTTGATCTGCATGTCACTGCACACCTGGCCGGGCCAGCCCAATTGGTCGGCGCCGTCGTCGGTGGTGAACGAGTAGGTGGGCCACACGGTGGTGAAGGTGCGGTTCTGCGTGAAGACGTGCGTGGACTGGGAGATCACGCTCCCCCCGGCGGCGGTGTGCGCGTACTTCGCCGAGTTGAACCCGGAGCCGCCCCCGGTGACGATCGGCGCGATGTAAGGCCCGGAGCCGGTGACCGTGCCGATCTTCACGTACTCCAGGTGAGCCCCGGCAGTGTCCGAGATCTGCAGGACCGAGTTCGACGGCACTGTCGCGGTGAGCGACAGGGACGTGGCGTTGATCAGCGAGTTCGTGGTGAGTGTGGTGGACACGCCGGCGGTGACCGTGTCCGGGCCGATCATCGCCCGCAGGAAATGCCCCGTAATGTCAGCATACGCGTTGACTTCCAAATCCCATGTCGTGTGCCACGGGCCGCCTTGCAGGCCGGTCAGCACCGTGTCCGAGGCACGCACCGACTCGTCCCGCAGCTGGGCGATGTCATCTGTGAACGAGGCGGTGGTGAACGGGATCGACACCGTGGGGACGGTGTAGGTGTACTGGGTGGACTCCTTGCCCATGCCCAGTTTTACGAGCCTGCTGAGAAAGGTCACGGTGCGGGCTCCTCGCTCGGTGCGGGCACGTCAGGTTCTGCGGGTACATCCGCCGGGGTGTCAGGCTCCGGGGGCTCAGCGGGCGTCTCAGGGGCGTCGAGGTCCACGCAGCCGGTGATCAGCACGTCGTGCTCAAACTCCTCGTAGGGGCCGATCTGGCGGCCGAGGTCGAGGGAGTTCAAGGGATAGGCGGACATGTTCTGCTGGCGCACGGGCACCTCCGGGTTGGCTGGCTAAGGTGGCGTGCATGGCGACTGCGGAGGCTGTGGTGTGGCTGCGGCAGGAGATCGGGAACGACCACGCGTTTGCCCTCGCCTGCCTGGCGCGGCCCTTCCCCGGCTCTAACATGGACGCCATCAGGGAGCGGGTCGCTGACGGTGAGGCGAAACTGGCCATCCTGGACGAGCACCCGGAGTATTCGGGACGGCTCCCGCGATTCAGCGGGTGTGCGACCTGTGATCGCGAGGAGGGGGACAACTTCTGGCCGTGCCGGACTCTCCAACTGCTCGCCAGCGCCTACCGTCACCGCGATGGCTATGCGGAGCACTGGGGCACGGTGACTGCTCGATGAGTTGCTGCGATGACGAGGAAGACCCGCCTACCGTACGGCACCTGATCCACGACATGTCCTCGTACTGGATTGATCAGGGCAAGCCGGTCTACGTGGACTTCACCGACAGCGCCGGCGTCAGCCACCTGTTCGCGGTGACCGGCATCACCAGCACGGCGGGCGGCCAGTCCTTTGACCTAAAGCCGGTAGTCAGCCATTAAGTTCATCGTCGTCGACGCGGTAAGTTACGGTCGCACGGAGCGCCTTGCTCGCGTCGATGGACTGCTCCGCATCACCGAACCTGACGACGGGCGGCGGCGATTCCGGCACCTGCCCAGCGGACAGGAACAAGCCCCCGTGACTCTTGTCCCCGAGCGGCCCTCGTATCCGCTGGATCAGCAGCTCGATCGCGGAGTCCAGGGCCTGCTGCTCGTTCTCGGCCAGCGGCGTCGTGGTCGTCCGCACCGGCCAGATGATCTGCAGCACGATCTCATGCTGCGGCCGGTAGCGCTGGGCTAGCGGATGCTGATCTTCGAACCCGCTGCGCGTGACGTAAAGCTGGGGCACCTGGGTGTGCGGTGTGCGCGCCCAGTACGCCTGGATCACGCCGAACGGGCCGCCGTTCGCAGTCAGCAGCGACGGGAGGGCGTCGGTGGCGTTGCGCAGCCAGGCCGTCTCCCGGGTGACGACCGTGTCGGTGCCGGTCGAGGGAACTCCGGTAGCCACGGCGCTCACCTCGCGGCATGATCAGGGGATGAGCAGGCCCGCGAGGATGCGCCGGGGCGGGTGGGTAAACGAGCGGTGGCGGCACCGCGCCGCGCAGGTCACCCGTGCGGCGGATCTAGCACGAGCGCTCAGCGACTACGACGGCTGTAGGTTTCAGTGGATGAGTCCCAAGGTAAAGAACTCTCCCTCAGATGACCTTGAAAATCCCGGCACGGTCGTCGAGTACGGCCTGCTGATGTCCGGCGGCGGCTACCAGATCCGGAACGGGCACCCAGAGATTGAGCGGATCTACCCAGTCACAGAGTGGATCGCCGATGAGACCCGCAATGGTAGCCACGTGTTCCGCCGGCGGGTGATCGTGGTCGAGGAATGGGCCGAGGTCACCAGCTAAGCGCCCACACTTCGTGCGCGTAGTCCAGCACTTCCCCGTCCAGCAGCACGCCCCACGACGCCGGCAGCCCGCCTACCACGGTGAGCGCGTGCCATTCCCACCCGGGAACCAGGACGGCAGCCACGGCCCCCTCTGGGAGCCCGTCAGTCATAGCCATAGATGGCCGGATGCCTGCCAGCCCACGCCGCCCGAGCGTTTCCATCAGCGCGGCCAGTTCCGGCCCCTCGTCCTCGGTGCCGCCCGATGCGAAGTGGAGCGCGTACACGTCCTCGTCGGCGGCCCGCCACCCTGTGAGCGCCAGGAGCGAGTTCGCTGCGGCGACGGAGGAACAGCAGGGCAGGATCTCGTTGCAGGCCACCCACTGCGCGCCGAGGGACGGCCGGGCCAGGGTGGGTTTCACCGCTGCCGCCGCTGTCTTGCCTGCCGCTTTCACTGCCGCAGTCTTGGACGCCAGCCCTTTCGCGGTCGCTGAGGCGGTCTTGTGCGCGGAGGCCTTCGCCGTACGGGAAGCGGTGGCGTGCGCGGTCGCCCTCGCCGTCGCACTGGCGGTGTTGTGCGCGGTCAGTTTCGCCGTGGCGCTGGCGGTCTTGGAGGCGGTGGCGTGGGCGGTGGCCGCAGCCGTTTTGCTCGCCGTGTCATGCGCGGTCTGGCGGGCGGTCGCGCTCGCCGTCTTCGACGCCGTGGCACGGGCTGTGGCTGCCGCTGTCTTCGCCGCTGACGCCGCCGCCGTCTTGTGCGCGGTCGCCCGTGCGGTCGCTGACGAGGTGGCCTTAGCTTTGGCGCTGGCCGTCTTGGCTGCCGTCTCGGCTGCGGTGGTCTTGGCGGTCTGCGCCGCCGTTTTCGCCGCTGCCGCTTTCGCCCCGGCCGATGCTGTGGCACTGGCGGTAGTGGCTGCGGTCTTCGCGGCGGTGGTCCGGGCTGAGGCGGCAGCCTTGACGGAGGCCGGTGTCTTCACGGGGCCACCTCACTGACTGGTGAGCCGTGCCTCCACCTCATCGAGCGTCAGACCCCAGTTACCGGGCGACTCGAACCCGGGTGCCTCCAATGCGCTTTCGATGGTCTCGACGCGGTACTTGCCGTACCCGAGGGCGCGGGGGTCGCGCCGACCGGACTTGATGAGGCGGTAGCCCTGCCGCTCAGCCATGCGCCGCAGGCGGTTCTCACGTACTTTCGTGCTCGTGTCCATGCCGGAAAGCGTACCGCAAACTATGCCAGTATGTATACTGGGCTTATGAGGCGCATCTCCAAGTTCCGGGCCTACCCGACTGCCGGGCAGGCATCCAGGGCGTCTCAATGCATGCGGGATCATCAGCAGCTCTATAACGCCGCACTTCAGGAACGCCGCGATGCGTGGGACATGCGCAAGGTCAGCATCCGGTACGGTGGCCAGTCCGCCCAGTTGAAAGACATCCGCCGCGCCGACCCTGCCGGACAGGGCCGCTGGTCATTCTCTAGCCAGCAGGCCACCCTCCGGCGGCTGGACAAGGCATTTCAGCGGTTCTTCCGCCGCGTGAAAGCAGGGCAGGAGCCGGGCTACCCGAGGTTCAAAGCGCTAGGCCGCTGGAATTCGGTGGAGTGGCCGGAGGATGGCGACGGGTGCCGGTGGAAACCGGATCTTGGCCGCGTCTACCTTCAGGGAGTCGGGCACGTCAAAGTTCTCGCCCACCGGCCCGTCAAGGGCCGCATCAAGACGATCCGGCTGAAGCGCGAAGGTCGCCGCTGGTACGTGATCCTGTCCTGCGACGACGTACCCACTCAGCCGCTACCGGCGACCGGGCGTGAGGTTGGCGTTGATGTTGGG